TATAAGTTATATGAAACGCCTACAATGCGTGCATACATGGGTATTAAAAAGGCTTTAGATAATATGGCAACATATATGGCTAATACGCAAATAACAGATGGTAGAGACGGTAATATTAGTCAAATAAGAGCTGTTGCTAAAGACTTTGACAGTATTAGACAATCATTTAAAGGAGCGTATAAAGATTTAAAAGATGAACAACAATCATCAGTAAGAGGAGGTCAAGGGTTGGCCTACGATCAAATGTAAATAAAAACTAATGAAAGTAACACCAATAGGAAGAAGAGTATTAATTAAAGATAGACAACCGCAGCAGTTTTTTCCAGGAACTGATATTATAAATCCAAATACAACTAAGGATTATACAGCAGATGTAATTGCTGTAGGTCAAGATGTGACATCAGTAAAAGCTGGAGATATTATTAAGTATGCTGAATATGCAGAAGGAGTAAGCATGAAGCATGAAGGTGAAAACCATCAGCTTATTAATGTTGATACTATACTGGCAATAGTAGAAATGTGAGAGTAGTTCCAACATATTTAAATGGAGATTGGACAACAACCACTTTTGAGAATGATCAAGAGTGGTTGGATTTTTTATTGCCTTTATTTAAGGAGCCTGGTAAATATGAATTTGATGAAACATCTAAAATATTTAATCAAGAAGCTAGAAAATTTAATAAGGAAGGTGTATACTTAAATGCTCCAAATGGAGGTAAAGACTTTAGAAAATATTGGGATGCTGAAAAAGCAAAATGCAGACTTGGTGTAATATATCAGAATAACGGTAAGATTTGGTATTTAACTAGAGATTATTACATGTGGTTAAACTTTCTCCCTATATATGATAAAGAAGAAAAGGCATATGGATTTGCTAAAGTAAGAGATGCCCAATATCATATGGCTTTGTATGAGTTAATTGCAGAATTAAGTAATAAGCATGCTGCTATATTTAAGAAACGTCAGATAGCATCTTCTTATTTTCACATGGGTAAGCTTATAAATACATATTGGTTTGAGGAAGGATCTGTTTGTAAGATTGGTGCAAGTTTAAAAGATTACATTAATGACAAAGGTTCTTGGAAGTTCTTAGAAGAATATAAAGATTTTCTTAATGAGCATACTGCTTGGTATAGACCAAGTAACCCGGAAAAGGTTTTACTTTGGCAACAGCAAATAGAAGTTAGAGTAGGTAACAGAAAAACAAGTAAAGGATTAAAATCTAAAATACAAGGTGCATCATTTGAAAAGAATGCAACAACTGGAGTAGGGGGACCCACAACTTACTTCTTCCATGAAGAAGCTGGTATTGCCCCCAAGATGGGAGATACATATGAGTACCTACGTCCTGCAATGTCTTCCGGTATGATAACTACAGGTCAGTTTATTGCTGCTGGATCTGTAGGTGACTTAGATCAATGTAATCCGCTCAAGGATATGATTCTTAATCCTACAAACAACGATATATATGCAGTTGAAACTAATCTATTAGATAAAGATGGGACCATAGGTTTATCTGGGTTATTTATTCCCGAACAATGGTCAATGCCACCCTACATAGATGATTTTGGGAACTCTAAAGTAGAAGAGGCTCTTAATGCAATAATAAAAGAAAGGGAAGACTGGAAGATAAAGCTTAATCCGGAACAGTATCAGTTAAGGATATCTCAGAAACCAACAAACATAGCAGAAGGATTTGCATATAGAAAAGAGTCAATATTTCCTCAAGGTATCATATCTAAACAACTTAAAAAAATTGAAGACAAGGAATATTTTTATGAGCATATAGAACTTGATAGAGATCAAAATGGAATTGTTGCAAAGAGATCTACAAGATTACCTATATCAACATTTCCAGTGGATAAAAAAATGTCAGATAAACGGGGAATTCCAGTAGTATATGAAAGACCAATAAAGAACCCGCCTTTTGGAGCATATTATGCATCAATTGACCCGGTATCTGAGGGCAAGACTACAACATCTGATTCACTTTGTTCTATATTTGTAATGAAGAATGCAATTGAAGTTACAAGAGAAACTCCAGATGGACCTGAAACATTTACTGAAAGAGATAAAATAGTATGTGCTTGGTCTGGAAGATATGATGATATAAACAAGACTCATGAACAACTTCTTTTGATAATTGAATGGTATAATGCATGGACTGTAGTTGAAAATAATATTAGCCATTTTATAAACTATATGGTTTCAAAAAAGAAACAAAAATACTTAGTTCCTAAAAGTCAAATGGTATTCCTAAAAGATTTAGGATCTAATAAAAATGTATATCAAGAATATGGTTGGAAGAACACAGGTACATTATTTAAATCACATCTTATATCTTACGCAATTGAGTATTTAAGAGAAGAAATAAATAATGAAACAGATGATGATGGTAATATAATACATTCAACTTTAGGTATTGAAAGAATACCGGATCCTATGCTGCTGACAGAAATGAAACAATATCAACCTGGATTAAATGTTGATAGACTTGTAGCATTTTCCGCATTGGTTGCATTCTCTAAAGTGCAAGAAGCTAATAGAGGATATTTAAAGATAAAAGAACAAGATCCTTCTTTGGATAAGTCAAAAAAAATGTATAAATTAAAGTACAGTCCCTTTAGGAATATGGGGAGTAAAAAATCTATGTCTAGCAGAAAGAAGAGATCCGGATTTAAAAATTTAAAATAACATGAAGGTATTTAACGCATTACAATTAAAAAATGGAGCTAAGGGAGAGGGGTATCCAACTTCATCTAGCCTTACTCAACCAATACAGTTTTTACCTGCAAAAAAGAAAAACGATGATTGGTATGCGTGGAACATTGATTGGCTTGAGTTACAGGGAATTGAGTTTCTAAGACACAATGCAAGAAAGCTTTTAAAGAATTATAAACTTGCCAAAGGTATTATTGACAAGACAGATTATATTGTAGAGGAGGATAACGACTACAAAGATTTAATGGATGTATTAACTAAAGAAGATAGTTCAGCATTAGAGCTTAAATTTTATCCGATAATTCCTAACGTAGTTAATGTGCTAACAGGAGAGTTTTCAAAAAGATATTCTAAAGTTCAATATAGAGCGGTAGATAATACATCATACAATGAAATGCTTGAGCAAAAAAGAGCCATGGTTGAGGAAAACCTTCTTGCTGATGCTGAGGCTAAACTATTGGCTAAGATGCTTGAGATGGGTATGGATCCTCAATCAGAGGAAGCTCAGCAGCAATTATCTCCTGAAAATATTAAAACTCTTCCTGAGATAGAAGACTTCTTTTCTATGGATTACAGAAGTATGATTGAAGAGTGGGCAACCCACCAGGGAAATGTTGATGAAGAAAGGTTCAAAATGCAAGAGCTTGAAGAAAGAGCTTTTCGTGATTCGCTTGTTTGTGATAGAGAATTCTGGCATTTTAAAATGATGGAAGATGATTATGATATTGAGGTTTGGAACCCAGTACTTACATTTTATCAGAAGTCTCCAGATGTAAGATATATTTCAGATGCAAACTATGGTGGAAAAATTGATCTTATGACTGTTTCAGATGTTATTGATAAATATGGTTATTTAATGACTGAAAAACAACTCCATTCACTTCAAGAAATTTATCCTGCAAGATCTGCGTTATATCAAGTAAATGGTATGCAGAATGATGGGTCTTATTATGATCCTTCTAGATCTCATGAATGGAATACTCAAATGCCAGGTTTAGCATACAGACAGTATGTAAGCAACTGGTCAGATGATCCAGCTAAAGGTGGAGATATCATAAGTCAAATATTAAATGAAGGTGATGATGTTTCAATATGGGGTGAAGCTGAATTAATGAGGGTTACTACAACATATTGGAAAACACAGCGTAAACTTGGACACTTAACTAGAATTAAAAAAGATGGTGAAATAATTCAAGAAATTATAGATGAAAACTATAAGGTTACTGAAAAGCCTATTTATGATACTACAATCTTTAAACAAAAAAGTAAAGAAAATCTATTAGAAGGCGAACACATAGATTGGATTTGGATAAATGAGGTATGCGGTGGTGTAAAGATTGGACCCAATTTGCCAGCATTTTGGAGATCTAATATGGGAGACAATATCAATCCTATATATCTTGGAATAAATAGATCTAAACCTGGAAGAATACCGTTTCAATTCAAGGGTGATAATAACTTATATGGATGCAAATTGCCTATGGAAGGTAGAGTGTTTTCAGATAGAAATACAAAATCTACATCACTAGTAGACTTAATGAAGGCATATCAAGTTGGCTATAACATGGTAAACAATCAGATAGCTGATATACTTGTAGATGAACTGGGTACTGTAATTATGTTTGATCAAAATGCACTGCCTAGACATTCAATGGGAGAAGATTGGGGTAAACATAACTATGCAAAAGCATATACAGCAATGAAGGATTTTAGCATGCTTCCTTTAGATACTTCTATTACAAATACTGAGAATGCTACTAATTTTAATCATTATCAAACTCTCAATCTAGAACAAACAAACAGATTGATGTCTAGAATACAATTAGCTAATTATTTTAAGCAACAAGCATTTGATGCTATTGGTGTAAATCCTCAGCGAATGGGTTCGCCTATGGGTAATGAAACAGCAACAGGAGTTGTTAATGCAATGAATCAATCATATGCTCAAACAGAAATATATTTTAATCAGCATTCTGATCAGTTAATGCCAAGAGTTCATCAAATGAGAACTGACTTAGCTCAGTTCTATCATAGTACTAACCCTAGTGTTAGGCTTAGCTACATTACAACAGAATCCGAAAAGGTCAATTTTGTAATAAATGGCACAGATTTATTACTTAGAGAATTTAATGTGTTTGCAACAACCAAAACAAATCATAGACAAATCTTAGAGCAACTTAAGCAAATGGCTATTCAAAATAATACTACTGGTGCTAGCATTTATGATTTAGGCAACATACTTAAAGCAGAATCAATAGCTGAAGTTTCAGATATACTTAAGGATACTGAAGCAAAGTCACAACAGCAAAGACAGCAAGAGATGCAACAACAGCAGCAAATGCAAGAGCAACAGATTCAAGCTCAACAACAACAAGAGCAAATGAGATTGCAAGCTCAGGCTGAAGAAGCAGAAAAGAATAGACAGAAAGATATTACAGTTGCAGAAATAAGATCCGCTGGATACGGAGCTGGTCAAGATATTAATCAAAATGAAGTATCTGATTTTAAAGATGCTATGAATGATATAAAAGAAACTAGCAGGTATAGAGAGCAAATGGATATGAAAAGAGAGGAGAATGTAATGAAGCAGGAGGAAGGTAGACAGAAATTAAATCTAGATAGAGATAAACTAGCTACACAAAGGCAAGTTGCTCAAACTAACCTAGAAATAGCAAGGGAGAATAAAAATAAATATGATGTTCAACCCAAAAAAGAAAAAAAGAAAAATAAATAATAATGCAAATATTACAAGAAATACTAGGTTTAGTACAGAGACGTATATTCTTAAAAAGAACAGCTATAAAAGAGGATGATATTATCTATATAGCAAAAGATATAAGTAAAAATAATGTTCCGGATCTTGAGTCTAAAGCTCTTAAGATTAAAGATCTTAGCGAATATATTGGAACTAATGGTGGAGGAACAGGTCCGCAAGGTCCAGCAGGACCTCCAGGAGCAGATGGTGCACCTGGCGCTACAGGACCAACAGGACCACAGGGACCTGCGGGACCAGTAGGAGCAGCAGGATTGAACTTTACAGGTACTTGGAGTGCAGCT